GCTCGCAAACTTGTGAATGATGGTTTTCTTGAAAAAGTAAGTACAAATCCTGTATATTACGCATTGTCCCAGAAGGGAAAAGATTTTGAGTTAGTTGAGGAAAATTAAATGAAGAAAGTAGTAAATAGAACAATCGTAGAAGGTTATTTATACAGTCATTCTCTTGTTGAAAGAACTTATAGTGAGACAGCAAAGCGACCTGGTGCGAAATATATTACAGGTACTGTTGACATCGCAACGGATGAAGATCTGCTTAATGTAATTTCAGTTCATTTCTCTTTTGTAAGCGAGCCTACTGAGAGCGATAAGCCTGTTATGAGACAGCGTTATGAAACTCTTGTCAACATTATGAATGGAACTATTAAGTCTGTTATGAAAGATGGTAAGGAGGCTGCGGCAAAACTCCAGATTTCTTCTGCCATTGGACTTAATGAGTTTTATAGTGATAGAAATGGCACTGAGGAACTCGTAAGTGTAAAGCGCAATGAAGGCGGATTTATTCGCGCACAGGCTCCTCTTAATGCTCCCGAGGAGCGTAATACTTTTGAAGTTGATATGCTGATTTGCGGCGCTAAGAGAGTTGAAGCGGATGAAGAGCGCAATCTTCCTGAGAAGGTTGTAATTAGCGGTTATATCTTTGATTTCCGTCAAGCAATTTTGCCAGTAGATTTTACTGTTCTTGATGCTGGTGCTATGAATTATTTTGAGGGCCTTGAACCCAGTAAGAAAAATCCTGTCTTTACAAGAATTAAGGGACAGCAGATTTCTACAACTGTTGTTCGTAAAATTGTTGAAGAGGGTGCATTTGGATTAGACAAAGTGCGTGAGGTTAAGAACAGTCGTAAGGATTGGGTCGTAACTTGGGCTCAGAAAGATGAGTATGATCTTACTGACGATCAAATTCTCACAAATGAAGAAATCAAGACCGCACTTGCTAACCGTGAGATTATGCTTGCTGATATGAAGAGCAGACGTAATAATAGCGCTGGTGCCTTTAGTAATACTGCGGCACCTGCGGCTGCACAGAAACCCGCCATTAAGAAAACCACTGAAGCCTTTGATTTCTAATTAAGAAATAGGAGGAATAAGTAATGGCTATTAATTTAAAGGCTATTCAGCCGCATAAGGTCAGTCGGGATTTAAGTGGATATATTACATATATCTACGGTCCCGGCGGGGCTGGCAAGACGACCTTTGGTGTGCATACACCTTCACCGCTTCTCCTTGCTTTTGAGCGCGGATACAATGCACTTCCAGGCGTTATGGCACAGGACGTCACCAGCTGGGGCGAGATGAAGCAGGTTCTTCGCCAACTTAAAGACCCAGAGATTAAAGAAACTTTCAAAACTGTTATTGTTGATACTGTAGACGTTGCCAGTCAGTTGTGTGAAAAGTATATTTGCACTCAATTGGAAATTGAGAATATTGGCGACGGCGGTTGGAGTAAGAATGGCTGGGCAAAAGTAAAGAAAGAGTGGGAAACAGTTTTCCGCGAAATTGCGATGATGGGTTATGCTCTTGTCTTTATCAGCCACTCAAAAGATAAAACATTCACTCGTAAAGATGGAACTCAGTATAATCAGATTGTTCCTTCTTGCTCTACTGCTTATAATGAAATTATTCGCAATATGAGCGATATTGAATGTTATATTGATATTAACAATAATGTAAGAACACTTATTCTTCGTTCACCAGATGATAGTGTTGAATGTAAATGCCGTTTCGCGCAAATTCAAGCAGAAGTGCCTTTTAGTTATGATGACCTCGTAAAAGCACTTTATGAAGCCATTGATGCTGAAGCCGCAGGTAATAATAAGAACCTTGTAGTTGAAGAACGTGAAAAGATGCCAGAACCTGTATCTTATGATTATGATGCTCTTGTGTCTGAGTTTGAGGGTCTGGCTGGCCAATTAATGACTAAAGACCAGGGGTATTATGGCCCACGTATTACTCAGATTATTGATAAGTATCTTGGCAAAGGAAAGAAGATTTCTGCTACTACAAGAGATCAGGCTGAACTAATTTACCTTGTAGTTGATGAAATTAAGAATGAGTTAATG